GCTGGAATGCCATGGCCTGTAGGATTGTTCGGCGGTCTTCGTTAAGCTTAGAGATCCACGGGATCGCCTTGCGTAGTGCTTCAGCGTTCTCTGTGACCTCGTTCCGAAGAAGATATAGCGCCTCTTCCTCGGTGATCCCGCCACCTCGCTTGTCGATCAGCTTGCCATATCCGATTGTCTGGTATCCAAGGTGATCCAAGTAACAGTATGGGATGAACCCCTCCTCGCGCTTCAGGAGGTCTTCCAGAGTCATTAAATAGGCTCTCCGAAAGAGGTCTTCTCCCTGAATGGAATAGCGTCCACAACCCAGATCTTCTCGTAGATCCTGTTTGGTTCTTTTACTGGTGTAGCTGCGGTCCCAGCACCAACGAGACCCTTGTCGTCCCCGTCCGGTACGATCTCATGGACTGCGTTTGGGGTGCTGTCCACGTTGAACCTCACAAGCTCCCAGGGTAGCTTGGTGTAGGTGGAGTACTCAGTCCCATGGATCCCGTTAGCCACGTAGATCACCGTCCAACGGTTCCCGCTCGATTCATAGTTTGCCATCGTAAATCCTCCTGCCCTAAAAAGGGCTACTCCTATGTTAACTTAACCAGCTTCTCTATCCACGGGAGTGCGAACCGTGTGTACGAGTACTTGTCCAACTTTGGCGCTACCCCACGCGCCAGGAAAAGCTTGATCGCGTACTTTGCGACGTTCGGCTTGAGCCACTCGATCCCAACCGGCCAGCTTGGAGTAAAACGAGTACTGCCACATTCGCAGAAGTTCTCCCCCTGGTCGATTCGAACGATAGACTCCAACTCTTCCTGTCTGGAGAAAACCCTCAGGCACTTGTAGCACCTGTAGAAGTCGTAGCACCTGTCATCCTGAGGTGTCTTCGCGTACTCAGCGAACACCTCGCTTTCACTTAGTCGCATCTTCACTCTCCTTCTTGGTGAAAATAACATTGTTTGGGCTGGACTTCTGCTTTTCGATAAAGTCTTCCCGGTAGACGACCCTTGGCTCACCAGAATGGCCAAGCAGTACAGTCGTATTGCAATACAACTGCACACCAGCCCTTCTCGCCTGATAGCAGAAGCTTAGGTCTTCACCAAACCCTCCAGAGTCCCGCTCGTCTGGGAACCAGAGCTTCTTCTTGTCGAACTTTTGGTGCGCCGCGATCTTCTCGATAACACTAGAGCTAGTCCAGCAGAATCCGAAGCCGCTTCCATCAACTTGGAAGAAAGCGTTGTCTGGATAGTTGGCCACCTGTCGGTATACGTGCTTCTTCGCATCATAGTCATATAGCGTTGGCCAGTAGTCCCCAACTTTTGCGTGGTAGACCCCGGTGACAAATTCTACCTTATATGCCCTGACAGAATCGAGGAGTGCGTAGATGTCGCCACCCTTCATCCTGATATCAGAGTCAATCCACATAATTCCATCGGCAATCCCCTTGTTGTCGTAGAGGTGCTGAGTGGGACTATTCCTGGCTAGCGCAAATGGGAAATGGTCCGTGGACGAGTCGCCAACCCACTCCACGCCCTTGTTGGCGGCAGCCATGATCGCAACCCTCAGATCCCTCGCGCATAAAGGATCAACCGGGCCATACGTTGGAACAGACAGGAGAACTTTCATCCCCTGGAGAGGCTTGTCGTCACTCATTTCTTGGCCACCAAGATAAACTTCAGGATGTCCTGCCCAATCTCACCCCAGACGCATTTGAAATCGGCCTTGTAGTAGTACCTGAAGTCAGACATGGCCGTATGGCCAACCTGTTTCTTGTATTCGTCTTGGTCTAGGAATACCAATGTCCCCTCGTTGATAATGCGCTTGTGACTGGGGTCTCCCCACCCCCATTTCCTATCCCACCTTGGGACTGTCGCACAGAAAACTCCACCCGGCTTTAAGATTCTGTGGAATTCCGAGAACTGGTCAAAGAAGAACTTCCAGTCCCCCTGGAACCCGGTATGCTCTAAGACCTCGTAGCCATGGATCTCGTCAAATTCACTGTCCATGAATGGATATGGCAATTGCTCTAAATCCCATACCACGTCTGGAGAGTGATCTTTGTTGTTGTCAAGCGTGACTACATCGCCACACCAGTTGACATTCTCATGGCATCCAATGAGTTTTTGCTTACTTGACCCGGCCCCTATAAGTAGTACTTTCCCCATCAGATTCTCGTACACCCCTTACACTGTTCGTATTTATCTGCCCTATCGTAAGCGTGATCCTCTCGGAACTGCACGTAGACTGGATCACTGTAGACTTCGCTGAGAGTTTGCGTCCGCAAGTCACCAAAAATCTGCTTCCCCGTTGGGTCGAAGCAGCATGTGCTGACCCTGCCATCTGCCATCACGTAGATCTGAGTTGTCGCCCTCACACAGCATTCGTTCGGGACGAATTTCCGTGAAGATTCAACATCGCCCGACCAGTTCCCGATGTAAATGCATTTCCCGTGACCATCCATACGGAAGTCGCCCCACCTCTTCAGGAACGCACGCGCATTATCAAAGGTAAACTCCTTGAAGTCCGCAACCGCAGTTACCTCAATCCGCATGCCGACGGGCTTGTTGGCTATCGCGTATTCGATGTTCTTTACTACGGTGTCATACTTCCCCTTGACCCCCATCGCCCTCTCATGCTGTCCCGCATCTACAGCGTTCAAACTGATAGAGAGATGGCTGAGACCAGCATCGGCCAGCTTATGGAAAGTGGCAGGAGTCAGCGTAAACCCGTTCGTGTGGAAGTAGATCAGCCAGTCTGGCCTAAGGGCTCTCGCGAATTTTAACCGCGCTACAAGATGGGGGTCTAGCAGAGGTTCGCCTATCCCATTGAGGGTCAGTCTGGTGATCGTTGGCTTCGTAGCTGCTTCTGTGACGATGCGCTCGTATAACCCCATCGGCATCAGGGTGCCCCAACGCTTTGCGGTTGTGTACGGGCAGAACCCGCAAGCGGCTTGGCACGTAGTCGTCGTCTCGATTTGCAACTGGATCATAGGGCGTCAACTATACCACGGGATCAAACGACTTTAGGTACGAAACTGCGCCCAGCAGCTTTTCTGGAGACTCGTCAAACATGCCAATCCCACGATTGCAGCGAGCGCATAGAGTCCCACGCAATTGTCCAGTTGTCTTATTGTGGTCTACGTGCATCCCAGACCCAGGCTTCCTTGGCTCAAGCTTATATACCCCACAGATGGCACATGGCCTTGATCGACGCTCAAGATATTCCTCTGGGGTGATGCCATAACGCTTGGCATTCGCAACCGTCCCAATTCTAAGCCTATATTCAGGATCTGATCTATAGCGCTCGGATTGCTTGGTGTGGGCTTTCTCCTGTGCTTTTTCGCTGCGATGATGCCTATTTTTGAGCTTGCGTTCTTCAGGCGTCAACTTCGAATACCGGCCCTTTTCTAGTTCGCAGTTGCACTTCTTGCACCAAGAAAACAGCCCGTCCTTAGATCTTAGGTACGGGCTGAAGTTCTCTTCGGACTTTTCCGTCTTGCATCTCTTGCACAGCTTCATAATACCTCCCAGTGGAATTTCTCCCACTAGGAGGCATTATAGCACATTAAAGTGCGCGTAACTCAGAGAGCCCTCAAAAACACCTTGGAGTTCGAGACCGCGACAGTGCTGCTGCCGGTAGCGACTTCGGCCACAGCCGTTGCGAAACCATAGCCTGCGTTGCTTACGTACTGGGTTGCCAGGATGAGCGCTGCTGCCGCCGCCTGAGGAACCAGGGCGTACCCTGCCGTGATGACCACGGAGGAATTGACCACCAGAACCTTAGCGTACGAGCAGTAGCCGTGTACCTGTGCCTTACCGTATGCCGAGTCGAGGATCGACTCTGCTACGATGCCACGGAACAGGTCTAGCTGTGCCGCAACCGGCGCGGACACGCGGACACCGTCTACGGACGTGCAGGCGATAGCTACTACGTTGCCAACTGCCTGAGTTGAGCCAGAGATGTTACGAACGATGGTGAAGACGCTGTCGTCATCTTCACGCTGGAATGCATGGAAAATCATGTTTCTATCTCCTACCCAGGCTTAGTAGCCCTATGCTACCTACCCAGGCATTTGACCACCAAGGGGGACTTGGCAGAATTGCCTATCCCCCCAGGGTTCGGATGTTACGAAGCGATGGTCAGCGTGATGTTGCCCATTACGCCGCTCTTGTCGCGACGAGATACCCAGTGCGTTCCGTACCACTGGATGATCGAGGACTCGCCTGCTCCGTTAGGAGCACGTACGAACTCGCCAGGGGTGAAGTCTGCGCCGGAGTAAACCGTCACACCCAGGTACT